TCATCTGATCTGGACCTGGATCTGACTGGCAATGCCTTTCTGGTGCTAGATCCTACGATGCGCACCTATGTCCACGTGCCAGTAGAACTATGCACGATGAAACTGGCTGATCCAAAAATTGACAACCGTATTGGCCTGCAAACGCTCGTGGTGACAGATCCCACGAAACAAAACGGCAGCAAACAAGAGATTCCATATAAACAAATCATCCACTTACGCTTGCCAAATCCATCAAACAAATTCTATGGCATGTCAGCCTGGTGCGCGGCAGCTCGTCCGATCCTGCTTGACCGGTACAAGAGCGAATATGACATGGCGTTTTATCTGCGTGGCGCAACGCACACAGGCGTGATTGAGACAACCGAAGACATGACTAAAAGTCGCATGGAACGGTTGATGCGCACATTCGAGGCAGCGTTTACTGGTCGCAGGAACTGGTGGCGTCCGCTGTTCTTGCCTCGTGGAGCCAAATGGATTTCTAGTAGTCCAACGATGGCCGAGATGCAGCATCTGGAAGGTCTCCGCGAAAACCGAAAAGTCATCCTCGCTGTTCGTGGAGTACCAGGTGCCATGGTTGGATTGGTAGAGGATGCCAATCGCGCGAACATGGAAACACAGGCACGCATATTTTGGGAAAATACGATCGTCCCGATGGCTGTGTTCAAGGCTGCGTGTTGGAATAACAGTTATTTGGCCAGAGTCATTTACCCGATGGTTGAGATGCGCCCAGATTTCACGGGCATCGAATCCCTGCAAGGCTCGCTCATCAGTCGTGGCGAGCAAGCTAAGGCCGTCGAGAACCACTGGAAACTGGACGAAATAAGGACCAAGATTTACGGCTTGCCTCCGATGGGTGATGAGCGTGGAGATAAGCTGTTTGTCGAGATCAAACCAGCAGCACCAGCAGCCATACCAACGGGTCAAACTGGCCTGCCAGCAAGCGCAACGCCGTTGATGGATGCTGTGGCGGGGGGGACGCCTCCCAGCTCCCTACCGCCATCGTCAGCTCCCCAGGAGACCATTCCTGCTGAACCTGTTGCGCCACCACCTGCTGAGACACCGCCAGCTAAAGGCAAGCGCACAGTCAATCTCCGCGTCAAAGACGAGGTAACGACGAGCCAAAATCGGATTGAGGAAAAATTGTCCGAAGCCGTGGACGTTGCCTATGCCGCGTTCATCGATCAGACATTGTCCGTAGCGCAACGTGCTGTGGCTGATCATCGTGATGTGCGGAGAGCATTAAATGAGTCAGAACAACACCGAGTTGCGTCGTATTGGCAAGCGGTAAAATCATCAATGGATAAGGCGCTTGACCGAGGTTTCTTGGCAAGTCAGGCCAACGTGAGATGTTTGCCTATTGCCGTAGGCACCAAGGAAATCAAATACGAGTGGACAGAACTAGATCGACAGGCCGTGGAGATACTGCGAGAGCGTACAGTCGATGGTCAACGGAGATTGATGGCAGAGCGTGCTTTACAGCGCTTCTTTGGGCACAGTGTCCGCGTTACAGAACAGATCAATACCCTGGTCGATCAGGGGTTTGAGCAGGGATTGTCGTGGTCTGAGATTGCTCGCACAATCAGGGACAACTACACGGAGACCTATCCGAACCAGGCGAACACGATCGTGCGCACTGAAATTCTTAGCGCAGTCAGCCAGGGGTGGAAATGGAACCAAGAAGCGCTCACGACCATTTTTGACAAAGTGGACAAGCAGTGGCTCCATCAGGGAGATGCGGCGACCAATCCAGACGCCAGAGAGTGGCACGCTGATTTTGAAGATCTTGGTGTGGTCGATGCTGAATACGAGTTTGCATCTGGCCTTGCTTTTCCGCGTGATCCTCGTGCCGAGGCTGGGGAAATTATCAATTGCAGGTGTTCTGCTGTGAGCGTAATCGCGGGTGATGCTACCTCGCATGCCGCTACCATCATAGATTCGGAGTTTTAAAAACATGGAAATCAAAGCACCGCAAGGCATGCACGTTGGGAAGATTGATTGGAAGGAAGCCATCGCTAAGCGATCCGTGGTCGAAATATATGGCGCGGTGCTGGTCAAAGAGCCCGTGGCTGCGGCAGAGCCCGCCGACCCAACCACGCCAATGCCTAACCCAGTGACAGGCGAAACGTCACTAAAAGACAACGAACCCCTGCGTATCTCTGGAATGGCCAATGCCAACATCACGGATCGGGTAGACGAACGCCTTGATCCTGCTGGATGTTCTCTGATCAATTTTCTCAATAATCCTATTCTGTTAGTGAATCACCAATACAGGTGTGAGGCAGCGATTGGCCGTGTTGATTACATCGAGTGCAAAGACACAGGCGTGGAATTTGCCGCGTGGATTGGCATGCCTTCCAAGGCTCCACTGACTGACATGCAAAAAGATGTCAGAAGTCTGGTCGCTCAGGGAATACTATGTACCGTCAGTGTCGGTTTTATCCCGCTGGAAGTCAGGGAGTCGTTGTGGAGCGAAGCTGGGGAATTGCGGGAACCAATGACCATCGTGAAATGGGAGTTGCTCGAAATCAGCATCATTCCTGTCCCATGTAATCAAGGATCGTTGTTTAGTTTGAAGGAAAACAGAATTAAGATCATGGCAGAAGCAGAGCAAATCGCTAAGGGCTTCCAACCGGGTGGCGTCGATGTTACGCTGACCGGATCAGAGGCCAACACGACAAAGCAACCAGGAGGAGAGATCGGCGCAATGGATGAACTATTAAAAGAGTTGGTTGTAAATGTGAAGGCCGTTCATGAAGTGTGCAATCGCACGATGGGTATGTGCGAAAATATCCATACCAAGGTATGCAACAGCGACAATCCAAATGGCGGTGAAGGGAATGGTTCGGGAGACAATGGTCCTCCTACTACTCCTCCACCTGCGACAGAAGAAGGGAAGAACACTGAAAATTATGCGACAAAGGCCAGCCTAGAAGCGTTGACCGCGAGCGTCAGCGATTTGGCCAAGGCCGTGGCGCTTATTGCGGGACGTGTTGACGCTACGTAATCTGGCGTGCGACAGTTTTACTACTCTTTTTGAATTTTTTAGGAGATCACAATGTCAGTTCAGAATCCCATTGCGCCAGGTTCCGAGAACGTGAACGACCATATCAAAGGCATTTACGACATTCTGTCGGGCAAACAAGCACCTGCTCAAATCGGCAAACCGATCTGGGAGAAGGATCTCGAAGTTGCTAAGGCGCATGGCGTGCGCACGATGGGCGATTTGTTCGGTCACCGAGACGACCAGGACAACAAGCAGAGCGTGCGATCTATCAATTTCGGCAGCAAGGCCGATTGTCGGTTCATGGGTGATGACGTTCGTCTGCGCCTGTTCAATCTCAAGCGTCTGTTGAGCGATTGCGAAATCCAGGCCGGGTATGTTTTCAAGACGGGAATGCCATCCGCTGCTCAGATCATGGAAACACCGCTCTATCGAAACTACCTTGAACCCACGCTAAAAGCCTTTAATATCACGGACTTCAGCCAATGGTTGCCCACCGTGCATTCGCGTTGGTATTTTGAGGAATATGAGATCCCGTATTTGCTCGCGAACGAATTCGACACGATGCCCATGGACAGTTCGATTGTCCATATTCCAGGCGTGCTTGGCTTGTTGGAAGGCAAAGAAGAAACCGACGTTGCCACTTTCACAGAACAAGCGAACACGCAATCCTCGTTCGATGTGTACGCTCGTAATAACGTCGTCCACACGACCATCACCGAAGACCTGTCGATGGATTCCGCTCCTGCGGTGATTGACAAGCTTCGTCGTGAAGTTGTTGCCGGTAACGCCAGGGCATACGAGAGAGCAGTCATCAATGGCGATATCACGGGATCTCCTCGTGGTGCCTCGCACATGGATAGCGACATTGCAGCGATCGGCAAGCACTTCTGTAAGGCGTTCAACGGATTCCGCAAACGCGCCATGGACAACAGTTTGACTGTTGATCACAAAGGTGATTCGCCGAGTAAGGCGTTGTTCCTGAATATGCTGAAGAAAATGGGAAAATTCGGCAGCGAAAAATCCGATCTTCTTTGGGTTTATCCGTCAAGTGTTGGCACCGATCTCGTCGGTGGAGCGATCCCAGAATTGTTTACCGCATTTGCGTTTGGCGGCCTGGCTTCCAACGTCACTGGCGCAGTTCCTCCGGTTTTCGGCATCAAGGGTATCGAATCGCAGTATGTGCGCGAAGACCTGGATGCCACGGGCGTGTACGGCAGCGGCCAGACGAAGACCAATCTGTTGCTGGTCAAGAAATCACGG